TTCTAAAATCTTCTGTTTCTTTCCTATTAGTTTCTTGAGTATTTTTATAATCCTGCTCTATAATCTGTCTAATTCTATCAAGATTATTATTAATAATCTCAAGGTCAAGTGTGACACGACCTAATGAAGATATTCCTCTACCTGAAGATTCAATAGCATCATCTGCAGATGCTGTTGGTCTTGAAAAAATTTGTGAAGGAAGGGCTCTCTTTGGAATAATACCAGAAAGACGAGTAATTCTTGGCGAAAGAAAAGATCCAGAACTACTTCTACGATTTGACCCAGTAATAAATCTGGAAACCCTTGATTGAAAGTAATTAAAATCTTCTGGATTCATCTATTTGCCTTAGCTGCTTTTTCCTCTTCCTCTTGTATATGTTGTTCTAAAAGGGATAAGTAAATTTCCCTTTCCCAAGGAATCATATTTTCAATCTCTGTCAATGAGTATTTATGATACTGCATCAAGGCAAAATTAATTCTGTAGTAAGATACTAAATCTTCATGACTAAGGACTATCCGAAAAAACTTGAGAGACCCTCCAATACAATTTCATTCTCAACACCAGTATTTGGATTAGTAACTTTCATAGTATGAGAAAGTTTTGGCATGGTATTGAAGAACTCTTCAACTTGTTTGAATTGATTAGCATCAAAGGTTTGTAACCATTCAACAAGTTCTTTCTTGGTTATATCTGCTGCTGACCAAGATTCATCATTGGTATAAACCATATCAACACAAGATGCAACAACCTCAAAAGATTTGTTGATGGTTTGCTCACTGGTATTTTGACCAGAGAAATCAAAGTTATTATCAATGAATTCTTGAAGTGATGGATACTTCATCTTAACTGTAATGTTTCCATCAACTCTAACTTCTGATGAATGATTATCTGGAATAATAACTCCAATATCATTAATGTCTAATGTTACATCTACTTGTGTCTCTCCATCATCAGGGCAGGTGACAATCAACTCTACAGATTCACCAACAGATTTTGCTCTGATATTGAGGAACAAGTATTCAATATCAAAACTTGGAAGAGTATCAATCTTAATTCCTCTTGTCAGAATACAGTTTTTTAATACATCTTTGACTGCATTGGTGATTTCTTTTGAATCACCACTCTCCATAGCAAGAATTAAAACTTTCTCTTCCTTAACAAGAAAAGGTCTATACTTAATTGCTTTTTTATTTGATGGTAAAATCAACTCATAGGTTGGAGTTGCAACAACTGGTAATGGCATTGTGAAATATAAAATTCAGGTGTGACTATTTATTAGAGAAGTCCTTGGCGTCTCCTTGTGTTTATTTCTGCTTGTGATAATCCTTGTTGCGATGATGCTGGAGTTCCAAGGGGGTTTGTTATATTCAGTCCTGTATTATCAACACCAAATTGTGGATTAGAGAATATATCTACCCCAGGTCCTTGAACATTTCCTCCTCCACCACCTGGAGGATTAATCTCTTGCCCATTAGATTTTTTAAATGCATATACATCATAATTAAAAGTTACAGTTGTTCTTAATATATTTGCACCTTCATAAGAAACTGGAACTGAAATTAAATTAGTAGGATATGCATTTCTCAACGTGTATGTGCAATAATTACTTGGGACATCATACACTCCTCCCTCAACCAATCTTTGGTCTGGTTGCCTAAAATTTCTTTCAAATTTAGTAATAATGATTTCTTTTTTATATCCAGATTTACCATTATTTTCTGGGTATTTAAATTTTTGATAAGATTGATATGGCACTCCTAAATTTGGAGATATTTGTCCCAACCAACTTTCAAAGTAACGAAGAATATTATAATTACTATCAACATAAAAACTTACATCCACTGGAGGATACACTCTCTTATTAGCAAATGTTTCTGTGATTCCTTGCCTATCACCAAAAACTTGTGTTGTCTCATATGAAGTTCCTGGAAGAACAGATTCATAAGCTAAAAAATTTATTTCATTATTTTCATCCGTGTTTATCCCATCAAAAGAAGAATTAATATAAACATCAAAATAATTAGATAAAGATGGTTTAAATCTACTGATTAAAGTATCAGTGCTATAGTACAGTTTTTTGTAATCTATTACTGCCATCTAAATACTTTGAAGTGCCTATATTATATGTATGAGCTATAAAGGAATATATAAACCTTCAAACCCAAAAAAGTATATTGGTGATCACAACAACATTATTTACAGGTCACTGTGGGAAAGAAAGTTTATGTATTATTGTGATATGAATGAAAATATTATCAAATGGTCCAGTGAAGAGATTTGGATCCCATATTTATCTCCATTAGATGAAAGAGTTCATAGATATTTCCCTGATTTTTACATTAAATATAAAGATTCAAAAGGAATTGTCAAAGAAAGTTTAATTGAAGTCAAACCTAAGAGACAAGTTGAAGGTCCTAAACCACAAAAGCGTGTGACTCAAAAACAAATGTATGAGATAAAAGAGTTTGCTAAGAACCAAGCAAAATGGAAGGCAGCAAAAGAATTTTGTGCTGATAGAAAGTGGGAGTTCCAAATACTAACAGAAGACAATTTATTTGATAAGTAAATGGCGTATAAAACACTCTTTGAAACCATCCAAGAAAAAACTGGTGGCAGACAGAAATCAAGAGAATGGTATAGAACTGAATTAGAAAATGCTGCTCCTAAAAATATCATCACAGATGAAAGATCTGATGAAGTTGGTGATGAATTTGAACGTGATACAAACTTGGTCACATCATTTCCAAGAATATACAATTTAATGTATTATGATTACAAAGCAAAGTGGAGAAATGAACTTCCATTCTATGACAAACATCCTTTGGTATTTGTTTTAGAGATAGATGGTAAATCATTCTTTGGTGTCAATCTACATTACTATTCTCCAGAAGAACGTATGGGAATTGCTATGACTTTGGCAGAAGATAGAATTCCAAGATTCACTAAAGGAGCACATAAATACTTATTATCAGAGGTAAGAAGTCCTTATCTTATTTTAGCACAGCAAGAATGGCAAACTATGTGTCTGCTTCCAGTAGAAGAATTTGTAAGGGACCTAAGTGGGGTAGAAATACCAATCCAATCCAGACGTGTGTGGGGTAGATAAATGGGAGCACCAGTAAGTAATTTAGATCCTAATCCAACAAATAAAGGTCCTGAAGGAAATCCACAAACTCCGACAGCAACAACATTATCACCATCCACCATTCCAGAAGGAACTTTTAATTCAGGACAATTTGTATCAGCTAAGTATCCATTGACCATAGAAAATGGACAAGACAGAGTAGTTATAACACAATTTCAATACAAAAGGTCACAAGTTGTTCAGACAGAAACACAATTAAGAAGTTTGAAACAACTAAATGGAACAGTGACTCTTCCAATGCCAAATGATTTATCTGAAGCAAACTCTGTTGGATGGGGAGAAGATAGTTTATCTAATGCTGCTGCTTTATTGATGCCAGGATTGAGTGGTCTTGCAGTCTCTATTGCAGGAGCTGATTTTGGAAAAGCTGGAGCAAATGTTTCTGAATTAGCAGCAGCAATTCAAAACAAAGGTCTATCAACAAGAATACAGCAATCTCTACAAGTTAATGCTGCTGCATCTATTTTAAAAAAAGCAAATGTTAATGTAAATCCAGAAGCATATATTTCAAGAGTTACAAGTGCAGCGATCAATCCAAACTTAGAACTTTTATTCAATGGTCCAAAATTAAGACAGTTTTCTCTTGCATATAAAATGGTGGCAAGAAGTAAAGAAGAAGCAACAGAAATTAGAAAAATTTTAAGATTTTTCAAAAAAGGAATGGCACCACAAAGAACTCAAAGTCAAGAATTTAGTTTCTTTTTAGGTGCTCCAAATGTGTTTAGAATCGATTTTAAATCTGGAAGTAGCGATAATCCCCTTAAAAGTATTGGTCAATTTAAAACATGTGCCTTAGTTGCATTTAGTGCCAACTATACTCCAGATGGTTTTTATGCTGCATTTGATGACCCAAATGTAGGTTCACAACCAGTAGCAGTCACTATGCAAATGGGATTTACTGAATTGACCCCAGTGTTTAATGATGAATATAGTGACTCTGAAAATACTATGGATGATGTTGGACCAAATTCATTTACTACTGATTATAATTTCTTGAATTTAAAAGGAGATAATTAATGACATATTTCAGAGAAGTATCGGACTTACTTTACCAGTCCCAACAAACAAACAGAAATTCATCTTATGACTATGCAAGAGTCAAGAATCTTTTTCGTAGAGCAAAGATTCGTGATGACTTCTTTAAGAATGCAACAGCATTTACAAAATATAAAATCATTGGCGAAGAACGTCCAGACCAAGTAGCAGAAAAGATTTATGGATCTTCTGAATATGATTGGGTAG